ATGCTTCCTGCACCTAAGCCTCAGATTTATACTTAGACACGCCCTAGCACATTGTCTAATTGCTTGACAAATGCTACACTTTCTGTCTATGGGTCTATTTCGCAAAACTGAAGCAATCTCTGAAGATAAGCGTTCATCGCTTTTAGCGCAATACGCCCCTTCTATTATGGGCGAGAATCTTAACTCGCTCTATAACTACATCCTGCCTCGCGTTAATCGCAATGAGGCGATGTCTGTTCCATCTGTAGCTCGATGCCGCAATCTCATTGCTGGAGTTGTTGGAGATCTTCCACTTAACTTGTATCGCAAGTCCACAGGTGAAGAACTAGGCAATCCAGTCTGGGTTGATCAGCCAGCAATCAATCAACCGCGTTCAGTAACAATGGCGTGGACTGTTGATTCATTGATGATGTACGGAGTCGCTTACTGGCAGGTTACAGAACTGTATGCAGAAGATGGCAGACCTTCTCGCTTCCAATGGATTCCCAATGTCAAGGTTACATTTACGACAGACCTTTATGGAATGACTGTCACCCAATACTTTATCGATGCAGTTGCAGTTCCTATGTCCGGACTTGGATCAATCGTTACCTTTCAAGCTTATGACGAAGGAATCTTAGAACGCGGATCTGAAACAATCAGAGCTGCAATCGATCTTCGCAAAGCAGCAGTATTAGCAGCCAGCACACCGATGCCTTCTGGAGTGTTACGGAACAACGGAGCTGACCTAGATCCTAAAGAAGTTGCAGGACTACTTGCAGCATGGAAGAACGCTCGTAACAATCGTAGCACTGCTTACTTGACTTCTACTCTGGAGTATCAACCAACATCATTCTCACCTAAGGACATGATGTATGACGAGGCACAGCAATTCCTTGCAACAGAGATTGCTCGCCTATGCTCGATTCCTGCCTACCTAGTTAGCGCAGAAGCCAATACATCAATGACTTACTCAAATGTATTAGATGAGCGCAAGCAGTTCTACTCTCTTTCTGTTGCTCCCTATGTAAATGCAATTCAGGATCGTCTTTCAATGGATGACATTACTGCTCGCGGTAACGCGGTTAAGTTCGATGTTGATTCTTCATTCTTAAAGACTGAACCAATGGAACGCTTGCTAGTAATTGAAAAGATGTTATCTCTGGGCTTGATCACAGTTGAACAAGCAATGGAGATGGAAGATCTAACGCCTAACGGCAGCGAAGGAATCGAATAATGGAAAACCAAGTAATTCACTTCTCGTCTGGACTCATTGCCAATGTTGAGGAACGCTTAATCTCAGGCAAGATCGTGCCAGCAGGAACAGGCGAAGTGGGTAACACTTCAGCAGGTAAAGTCGTATTCGAGAAGGGCGCAATTGCACTTCCAGAAGATCCAAAGACTGTCAAGCTTCTTAATCAGCATGACTCACGCCAGCCACTAGGCAAGGCAACACAATTCTCAGAGCAAGAAGATGGCATCTATGCATCTTTCAAAGTTTCACGATCTAATCGTGGAACAGAAGCTCTTATCCTTGCAGAAGAAGGCTTGCAAGCAGGTCTATCTGTCGGAGTAGAAGTTATTAAATCAAAGCAGAAGGGAAATGTTATGTTCGTTTCCGCTGCTAAATTGTTAGAGGTTTCATTGGTAACCGAGCCAGCATTTAAGTCTGCTCAGGTTCTCGATGTAGCTGCTGAGGAAACTCCAGAGGCAGTAGAAGAAGAAATCACACCAACAGAAAGCGAGACAGCTGTGGAGAATACTCCAGAGACAGTTGCAGCACCAGCAGTAGAAGCAGCAGCGGTTGAAGCTGCTCGCCCAACTGTAGTGACAGCAACTACATTCGTGCGCGAGCGCGTAGCACCAATTACATCAGCACAATACCTAGAAGCAAACATCAAGGCAGCTCTTGGTGATGACGAGGCTCGCAGAGTAGTACGCGCAGCCGATGACTCAACATCAACAAACACAGGCTTGACACTTGCACCACACCTAGACACATTCATCACAGACACCTTCACAGGTCGTCCAGCATTTGAAGCAGCAACCCGATCAGCTCTTTTGCCATCAGGTATGAGCTTCACTGTGCCTCGCCTTTACACCAATGCAGATCCTGCAAATGTTGCTCCAACAACAGCAGACACAAACGAAGGTGCAGCACCATCAGAAACAGGGATGACTTCATCTTATGACACGATTGACATCAACAAGTTCAGTGCGCTAAACCGAGTGAGTTTTGAGCTCGTTGACCGCAGCCAGCCAGCATTCATGGAGCTTTTGATGGCGGAACTTCGTAAATCTTACGAGAAGGCTACAGATGCAGCACTTCTAGCAGCTTATGTTGCTAATGGAACAACTGCAGCAACTACAGCAGCAACAGCAGCTGGATTGCAGTCATTCATCTCAGTAGAAGGCGCAGCAGCATACAAGGGTACTGGCGGAGACTTTGCTAACAAGCTAGTCGCATCGACAGACGCTTGGGCAGCAATCACAGGTTTCGCAGATACTACTGGGCGCGCATTGTATTCAGCACAGGGCGCAACACAGAACGCTTCAGGTGCAGCAGTAGCTTCATCTGTTCGCGGAAATGTATTAGGCACAGACCTAATCGTTGATCACAACATCTCAACATCTGGCGTAATCGACAACTCAATGTTCTTGGTTGCACCATCTTCAGTCTATGTCTGGGAATCACCACAGACACAGCTTCGCGTGAATGTTCTAACTTCAGGCGAGATCGAGATCAACCTTTACGGATACTTGGCAATTTACCTTGCTAAGTCAGGTAAGGGTGTTCGTAAGTTCAACCTAACTTAATCAACATAGGTAACTAAGTACGCTCTGAGGGGTAGTAGCCCTCTACCCCTCAGAGTCTTTAGAAAGGACAAGGAATGGCACTAACAACAGTCGCAGAACTCCGATCAACACTCGGAGTCGGTACGCTGTACCCAGATGCCACCTTGCAAGAAGTCTGTGATGCTACGGATGCAGTATTGCTTCCGATGCTCTGGACTAACACTACTTTTAACATTGCACACAGCAACACAGCAACAACAGGAACACTTTACTTTGAGGACAAGGTAGAGAAGGTCTTTTATGTAGGTCAGACTGTGAACATCACAGGCAACGGATCTAAGCACAATGGATCAAAGACTCTCACTGGAGTAGGCGATTACAACATCACCTATAACATCACCGGCAACAACAACACTCCAGCAGTAGAGCATCCAGTTCAACCTTTTGGAACAGTATCAGCAGACACTTATGTTGATTGGGCATTAGACACAGCAGTCCAGCAAGCAGCTTTGATGGTATCTGTAGAGATCTGGCAAGCTCGCACCGCTACTCTCAGCGGTTCTAACCTTGTTGATTTCCAGCCAAGCCCTTATCGAATGAGCGCACAGCTTCTCGCTAAGGTGCGAGGATTGATCGCACACGCGCTAAGCCCTAACTCGATGGTTGGATAATGCCACCAGTTGCCATCACCACACTTCGCACCACTTTAGCGACTGCTCTAGTCAATAACGCTAAGTGGCAGACTTTCGCATTTCCGCCTTCAACAGTCCTTGCTAACTCTGTGATTGTCTCTCCAGATGATCCTTACTTGACACCTAACAACAATGGACAGATCACAGTCAGCCCAATGGCTAACTTTCGCATTGTGATGACAGTGCCACTCTTTGACAATGAGGGAAACCTTAACGGGATTGAGGACACAGTAGTTAGCGTGTTCGCACTACTTGCAGCATCTTCTTTAGTTTATAATGTAAGCGCAGTCAGCGCACCTAGCGTTCTCAACGCGGCAAGCGGAGACTTGCTCAGCTGTGAGATGTCCGTATCAATCCTAACGAGTTGGAGTTAAACATGTCCGATTGGGAAAAAGAAAACGCAGCCTTTCTCGAAAAGATCGGGCAAGTTGCGCCAAAGCCAGAAGCAAAGCCAGTAACTAAGAAAGAAGAGGAATAATCCGATGGCAGTTTATTTAGCAAATACAGGAGTTCTAACTGTTAATTCGGTTGATCTCTCTACTTTAACAACTTCAGTAACAATCAATCGCGCTTTCGATGAACTTGAAGTCACCGCACTTGGAGATTCTGGTCATCGTTTCGTTAAGGGATTGGAAGCTTCAAGCATTTCAATCGACTTCCTAAATGACGAGGCAACAGCTAAGACACTTCAGACACTTCAGGCAACTTGGGGAACAAACACAGTTGTCACATTCAAGCAGACATCTGCTGCTGTATCAGCTACAAATCCACTTTACACAATGACATGCTTGGTCAATAACATCACACCTGTAAATGGTGCTGTTGCAGACCTTTCAACTCAGTCTGTAACTTGGAATGTATCAGGTACAATCGCAGTAACAACAGCGTAAGAAACTAGACAAAGGGGCTAAACATGGCAAAGCTAAAAATCGTTCGACAAGATGGAAGCGTTATCGAGGGCGAAATCACACCTGCTGTAGAATACTTTTTCGAACAGCAGACAAAGATGGGGTTTCATAAGGCGTTCAGAACCGAAGAGATGCAGAGTCATGTGTACCTTTTGGCTCACGAGGTAATCCGCAGGTCAGGTGAAACTGTTAAGCCTTTCGGGATGGAGTTTATCGAAACACTGAAGAGTGTTGAGGTTTTAGACTCTGACCCTTTAGCTTAAAGCGCGATCTTCCGTTCACCTACCTAATTGCTAGGCTAAGCATTAGGTTAGGGATCGCGCCACAGCAATTGTTAGATCTTGATAAAACCATGCTCGATGCATTAGTGCAAGGGCTAAAGGATGAAGCGAAAGAGGTGAGCGATGCCAACACAGGTAACAGGCGCGGTAGAGCTTAGAAAAGCCCTCAAAAAGTTCACTCCAGATCTTGCTAAGGAAACACAAAAAGAATTAGGCACAATCCTAAAGCCAATCACAAACAAGGCTAGAGGATTTATACCTTCAACATCACCTTTAAGCGGATGGGCTAATCAAGGCACAGGTGCGTGGGAACGCATCGAGTGGTCATCGGGAGAAGCAAAGCGTGGCATTGGATACAAAGCAACACCATCTAAGCCTAATCGTTCAGGCTTTCGTTCCCTTGCTCGCATTGTCAATGCATCACCTTCAGGCTCTATCTATGAGACTGCTGGTCGATTAAATCCACAAGGCAGACCACAAGCTCCATTGTCTAAGGTCGTAGCCCCCGGACATGTTAATTTCGGCAAGACAATCAGATCAGGTTCTAAGGGTCAATCTCTTAGCAACAATCCTCATGCTGGTCAGCAGTTCATTGAAGCCTTAGATCGAACAGGCACAATTGTTAATGCTTTCAAGCGAGCAGAAGGCGCATCGGGTCGCGCCACTCGTAAGATGAAGGGTCGCGCAATCTTTCGTGCATGGGCAGAAGATGGCGGAAAGACTAACGCAGCTGTTATCAAAGCAATCGAAGATTCAAAAGTTAAGTTCGAGAACTACACACTGAAGGCGGCTAAGTA